CGGCACGAGTTACCTCGATGCCAGTCACGGTCGCGCACGCGTTCGCCCTCTGGCCGAGATTGATGGCGAGCGGCACCGTCAAAATCTGGCCGTCGAACGGCGCCGCCTGGCCCTTCACCAAGGGGGCGCTGCACAACGCTCCGTCGCACACCGGCAGCTTCGCCGCCGCAGACGGATCAGACGTTTCCGCCGCCAGCGCGGACCAGGAACTTTGCGAGATCAACAGGGCTGGCAGCCAAAGCCACCGCCTGTTGCTTCTGCTCTTCGCTGAGTGCGGCGAGCTGCGCCTTGTACTTGGATTCGACTTCTGCTTTCGCTTGCGCGGTTCCACGTTCCGCCTCCAATTTCCGAATCTCGGCGCCGGCGTTGATGGCGTCGACCTCTCGGCGCACGGTCTCGAACGGGTTGCCCGCCGAGCGCCGGCCGAGAGCCCACGCCAGAACGATGAAGATCACGAATACCGGAAGGTACCAGTGATCCTTGAGCCACAAAAGAAAGGTCACGCCGCACCGCCGCCGGCGTTGTCTTTCAGTGCCGCCACCACGTCGGCGGCTTTCGACCCGACGATCTTCAAGCCGGACAGGCCGAGCAAGGCGCACAGCGTGTAGAATTCCTGCGGTGCCACGTCGAGCATCGCCTTCGTCGCGGTCGCCACGTCTGCGGCCGTCGGCGCCGCCGCCATGACGGCGCGACTCCACACGAACATGCAGTGACCGAACACAATCCACGTGATCATGCGGGTCATGGAGACGACCCACACGGCTTTGCCGTCGCCGTCTTCGTCTTTCATCTCCATGAAAAGCCCGCCGAACAACTGCAAGAGCTTCTGCGCCACGCCGCCATAGGTTTTCTTCGCCACGTCCGCCATCGTCTTCAGTGCCTCACTCATGACATCCTCCTGTTAGTTTGACCACTCTCTCACTCTTCGGAATCGTACGGGCTCGACATCGGGCGTCCCGGCATTGGTCTGCCGAACGTCTGGCGGCCCGGCATCGGTCTGCCAGGCATCGAACCGCCGCCGAGCATCTGCAACGTCTGATCGGCCGTCGCCCCGCTCGCCTTCTGTTGCTCGGATTTGATGCGCTTGATCATAGCGTCGACGTCGCCGACCTTGAAGTATTCGGCCACGAACTTGATCGCGTGCTCCAAATCGACGAGACCGCCGGCGCTCGCGGCGACCGCCGACCGCGTCGCCAGCTCGACGTCGGCGAGAAGCGGCTCGAAGTATTTCGGCCATTGCAACTTGAAGACGCCGCCGGGCCCGAGCTTCTGCGGCTCCGTTTTCGTCTCGCCGTTTTCGTCGTCGACCACTCTCGGCGGCAACAGGATCTCGAACTTCTCGATGACTCCCTCTTCGGCGTTGATCTTCCCCTCTTGCAAGAGGCGAACAGCCTTGATCATCATCATGATGAGCGGCTTCAGTCCCTTCTCGCCGTATTGCTCTCGAAGAACGTCCGCCTTCGAGATCATGGAAGAGTACGCGCGTTCGATCTCGGTCGCGGTGCGCTGGCTCATGTCCGGATGTTCGAGCACGCATTGCGCCACTTCGAGCGCTTGGCTTCGGAACTTGTCGGCCAACTCGATCGCAGACTTGGCGCCGGAGCCCTGCAACTCCATGTAGTGTGCGTCACCCTTCGACAACTTGATCGCGTTGTCGCTGCCCTTCTTGATCTCGGGCATTTCGTCTTCGGTCACGACCACGAGCGTCGGATCGCAGTTGCTAATCGTGCCGAGGTTCGCCTGCGACTGCAACGAATCGATCGATTCGGCAGTGTCATAGATGCCGAGAACGTCCGAGTCGCCGTCGATGTCGTCCTGCACCGGCAGATTTTGGATCCACACCACGGGGCAGAATCCGAACCCGTGCACGGTCTCCTTGTCGACCTCCCACTGCGGCTCGTTGCCGTCGCCCACGGGGGCGGGCTTGAAGAGAACGTCGCGCTCCGTGTCGATCACGCGCCGGTACCACATGGCGATCTCTTCGTACTCGCCAGTGACTTCGTCGCGCTGTTCGACGACGTACATATACCGCTTCTCGATCGAATTCAGGATCAGCTTGGTGCGATCCTTGAAGTCCGGAATGCACCAGCGTGGATCGTGCACCTCGACCTCGGGCACACCCTCGACGAATTCGAACCCGATGGCGACCGTGCCCATGGCGCCGCCGTACTGCCGCGCCTGAATCATGTTCGGCCACAGCCGCGACGCCTCGATGAGCGCTCCGACGTAGTTCTCCGTATCGGAATCGCCCTCGACTCGCATGAACGGGTGATGGCGCTCGCTGAAAAGCAACTCGGTGAAGCGGTCGACGATCACCTTGACCAACGCGTACGGCGCCGTCGGCTTGCGGAACTTGATCGGCAGGTTGGCTCCGGCGTCGTAGAACCCCGGAGGGATGAAGCCGGCGGTCGAAATCGACTCCTGAGAAAGCGCGTCGACGACTTCGTGCCCGTTCCAATCCACGCGCCGCGTGGCGTAGTTCTCGCAGCGATACCATGCCCACAAACGATTGAGCATTTGCTGCCTCGGGCTCATGCCGAGGCGCGCGATCTTCTGCATCGCGCTCGCAATCGTCTCCGTTTGCTTGGCGCCGCCGCTCTTGTAGAGCTTGTCGGCAAGAGCACTCAGCATGCGCTTGACGCCGCGTGGTTCTACTCTCGTTGCGCTACTCATGTTCGCCGCCCTACTTCGAAGACATCATCTGAATCAAAATCGACGTGCCGGCGAAGAGGGCGCCCGCGAGCGCGCCCCACAAACCGGCCTTGACGTTCAACCGCGCCAGATCCTCTTTCACCGTCGAGAACTTGTCGACCACTTCGGATCGAAAATCGGACACGTCGCGGCGAATCTCCTGATTGTCGTGGCGCAGCTCGCGGATCTGCGAGAGCACGAGTTTCTTGTACTCATCCCAATCACCTCCGTTCCCGTCGCCGCCGTTGTCATCTTCAGAATCTTCGCCGCGATATGCCACCATGGGCTACTCCGCTTTTTTGGGCACGACTCCCTGCCGGAAAATTGCCCGGTCGCCGAGAGCGTCGGCCATTCTCGCCAATTCCATTGCGCGCAACGCCGCGTCGAGACACTTCAAAGCCGCGTCCGGCTTCGGCGGGTCGTAGTGCACGACGTGCTCGCCCTTCTTGTCTTTTTGGATGTTCGGTTTTCCGGTCATGAGAGCCAGGCCCGAAAACTCCCGAGCTACCTGCATGAAGCTCGTCACGAGATCCTTGGCTAGAACCGAGTTGCGGGTCTCGATCTGGCCCGTGACTTTCGCCGCCGCAGCCGGGTTCGCAAAAATCGCTTCGTCCGGGTCCACAGCTTCCGGAGCTTTCGCCCCGCCGTTGCCAGCTTTGATCGCAGCGTCATGATCCAATGCTTCCTTCAACTGCTCTTCGTTCATCTCTGACATTTTGTTCTCCTCCGAATGCTCTCCGGGTGTACCACGTTTTCAATGCGCGAGTCACCTAGCGAGCGTTGTTTATCCTTCCGACCCACGCTCTCTTTTTGGCGCGGCCGACACCCTCGCGGGCAAACCACGAAGCCATGAGACGGTCGCCCGTGTGCGCCGCCGGCGAGTAGTAGAGCATCTCTTGGATCCACATCGACACTTGTTTGTGAATATGGCCATCTTTGCACGGGATGATCCACTTGCCATTCGCCATCTCGACGGCGAGAGACTCGATGCCGAATTCCGGGTTGGCCTTGTTGCGCCCCGTCGTGAACGGCTGCACCGTCACCGCGCTCTCGCTGCGCGCGAATTGCAGGATGTACTCTTGCGCCGCGTTGTTCTCCACGTACATCACCGATCCGAATCGTCGGTGCGTGTCGACCAACTTGTCGACGATCTCGGGCCCGCTGTACTTCCCGCCATCGATCCACAACAATTCGCGGTCCCCGTTCGGGTACACCAAGATCGTGAAGAAAATGGTGTCGCCCGAAATCTTCTTGCGCGACACCGCCAAGTCTACTCCGGTAATTGTGCGGCAACCCGGCGGCACGGATTCGAGACTCGGTCTCGGTTCCCGATCGGATCCTCGCGCCAGACACAGATCGATCCATTCCTTCTTGAACCGAGCTTCGGCGTCATCTCTGGCGACGCACATCATCTGTCGCGCGAATTCGAGAGGGCCAAGCTCGATGCGCTTGGCCTCGATGCGCGATTCCGGCCAACGCTCGGGCCAACGGATCTCGTTCGTGTCCGGATCGATTACC